GCTATTTAAAGACAGCGGCCGTGCTTGCGGCGTATGTGGATCAAAGTATTAGTACTAACACTTTCTATAATCCAGCACACTTCGCAGATCGCAAAGTTCCAACGACATTAATTGCTAAGAACTTGATGCAAGCTCATATGTGGGGATTAAAAACATTCTACTATAGTTTGATTAATAAGGCAGGAAGCAAAGCTATTCAAGAACCTACACCAGAACAAACACAAATAAATGGAGTTCAAGTAAACGGATTCCATTTAGAAGAATTAGAAGATGACTGTGAGGCATGCAAACTATGAGCCAAGCTCAATACAATTTAAAAACAAAAACAGACTATCTTAATCGTAAGATGTTCTTGGATCCAGCTGGTCCAGTTACTATCCAACGCTTTGAAGAAGTTAAGTACAAGAAGATTGCAGACTTCGAAGCAACTGCTCGAGGCTTCTTTTGGCAACCAGAAGAAATTAGTCTAACTAAAGATAGCAACGACTTTAAAGATGCCAGTGATGCTATTAAACATATCTTTACTAGCAACTTGCTTCGTCAAACAGCATTAGATAGTTTACAAGGTCGTGGACCTAGCCAAATCTTCATGCCTGTTATATCATTGCCAGAGTTAGAAGCACTAGTATACAACTGGACGTTCTTTGAAACTAACATTCATAGCAAGAGTTATAGTCACATCATTCGTAACATTTACAACGTGCCTAAGGATGTATTCAATACAATCCACGATACCAAAGAAATTATCGACATGGCATCTAGTGTAGGTAACTATTACGAAGACTTGCATATGGTTAACTGCCGTAAGCAAATGGGTGAGAAGATTAATGAACGTACACACATCAAAGCAATCTATATGGCACTACATGCCAGCTATGCACTAGAAGCGTTCCGTTTCATGGTTAGCTTTGCTACTAGTTTGGCAATGGTCGAGAACAAAATCTTTATGGGCAATGGTAACATCATTCAATTAATCCTACAAGACGAATTATTACACAAAGGTTGGACAGCTTACTTGATCAATCAAGTAGTTAAAGAAGACACTAGGTTTGCTGAAGTAAAGACAGAGTGTGAACAAGAAGTGTATGCTCTCTATATGGATGTTATACGTGAAGAAAAAGCATGGGCGGATTACTTGTTTATCAAAGGTCCGGTTATTGGTCTTAACGCAAACATTCTTAAAGACTTTGTAGATTACACGGCAGTTGCTGCATTGAAAGATATTGGAATCAAATATAACAATCCAGCACCAAAATCAACACCTATCCCTTGGTTTAACAAACATGTGGATACCAGTAAAAAACAAACAGCACTACAAGAAAGCGAATCGACTAACTATGTTATTGGTGTAATGTCAGATGCTATTGACTACGATGAGCTACCAAGTTTATAATAGTATTTTAGGACAATAAATGATTACAATATATTCAAAGAACAACTGCCCATTTTGTGATAGAGCAAAGGCATTGTTAGAAAGTAAAGGCATTCCATTTAAAACTATTAAGATGGAAGATGAGCCGGATGCACGTGAGTTTTTGATGGAGCAGGGCTTGCGTAGTGTACCACAAATTTTTAAGGACGGCGTTCTCCTTCCAGGCGGCTATCAAGGCCTAGCTGGAAAAGACGAAGAATTTTTTAACACACTCAAAGGATAATATGTTAATTGACAAAGGTGTATCAGCAGGTGAAGTAATCACTTTAAAACTAACAAGCGGTGAAGAGCTTGTTGCTAAACTAGTAGAAGAAACAGATACGTATTATAAGTTATCACGTATTCAAGTAATTGGTATGGGTCCTAAAGGTCCTGGACTAATGCCATACTTGTTTACAGTAAATCCAGACAAGGATGTAAAATTGCTAAAGACTACAGTAACAGTATCCGAAGCAACAGATGCTGATTTTGCTAAACAATTTTTAGAAGCTACATCCGGCATAAAACTGGTATAAATATTTAGAACACTAGGAGACAAGTATGTCAACAGTAATAACAATGACAGGTCCAGGAACAACGACAGTTAATCTTGATCCGGTTGCCTTGGCAATTGGTACTGCCAATTTGGCAACTGTTAAACAACTAACAGCCATCCAAGCGGCATTGGTGGAAGTTAACAAAGCAGTACGCGAGTTAAAAAATAATACTGGAGTTAGCGCCAAAGCATTAAAAGATTTACAAATTGCAGTTTCTAGTGTTGCTACAGCTACAGCCAGTCAAACTGTTATTCAAGCGGCAGCAGCTTCTAATCAAATTAAAACTAATAATTTTCAAGTCCAAGCAACTAAAGATGCGCTTATAGCAACAGGACAACCAGTTCCAGTAGAACCTCCTATAGTAGACCAAATTACAACAACTATTAAAGATTCTATGCAAATGAATGCTATTGCAGTAGCCGAAGGTGCAGTTACAAACTTTATTACATCATCAGCAGCCTCTATTCAAACTATGATTACAAATACAGCAGTTTATAAAACAGTATCGGCGTATATTGAAGACGCCATTAATACATTAACAACTGCAATCTTTCCACCAACGGCTTCGGATGTTGTATCAACTGCAACTGCGGTAGCCGGCATACCAAAACCTTAATAACAATGTCAACACTAGGCGGAACATACGTTTCTATAGCAACACCACAACCGGGAACAACTAATACACCGTTTCCAGCTGGGCCGGTACCTCCGTTTGTTCCTGTAGTAACAACTATCGTAAGCGATCATGCTTTACTAATTACTAATCAGGCTGTATTAATTAATGCAATACTAATAAAGATACATGCAAACCTTGTTGAAATAAACAAAGCAATTAGAGAGATCGATGCCCACCAAAAAGGAATGCCAGAAGCAGTTATTAACATCATTCCAGATGTTAGTCATTGGGCTGTAAAAAAGAACGTACAATCTATAATAACTTCTGCGTCTGCGGCTAATCAAATTAAAACTAACAATTTTTCAGTAGCAATGAAAAAACAATCAGGAGTTGATCCAAAATTGCCTCCACTTATCGAACAGTTAACTACCGAAACAATAGGTGCTCGATTATTTACTAGCACCGGAGAAGCAGTAGACGCAATTTCACGTTATGCGTCATCTGGGGCTAGTTCCATAGGTGCATTAATAACTAATACTGAAACATATAAAACAGTTTTAAAATACTTTGAAATTATAAAAAAGAGATTGTTAAACGTTATCCTTCCACCTAGGCCAGAAGATGTAAAATCTAGTGCCACGGCAGTTGCGGGAATACCGATACCAGGAAAATAATTATGCCAGGTGTTGCAAGAACTCTTAAAGATATTGGTTTGGATTTACTCAAAGTAACCAAACAACAAACAGTATTCATTGGGGAACAACCGTGGGTAGCCGCCACAGAAGGAACTGTTTCGGTTTTAGGAGATGTGGTAGTAGCCAGCAATGTAACAGTATACGTAGAAGACGTACGAATAGCAGTAGCCGGAGCAATGATGGCGTCTGGCGTACCTATTAGTAGCTCAAGTCCGGACGTAGAAGCTGGAAATGTTGGTCCGTAATCAATTCCTTTGACATAGCTATTGTGTTCTGCTAAATTAGTAGTAGAGTGAATAACTCACTCACCATTAAAGGAGAATCAAAATGGCAAATAATAGACACCCAGAATTCACAGCAATCGTAGAAGCAATGGAAGGCGATTTCGAAAAGTTTTACGATAAAGAAGTTGGTGCCGCTGGCACTCGTGTTCGCAAACACTTACAAGAACTGGCCAAACTTTGCAAAGATGTTCGCAACGATGTAACAGCAGTTAAGAACGCTCGTAAAGAAACTAAATGATAAATGATCGAGACTTACCCATATCTCTTAAAGAAAGATAATCACTTTAATCTGGAATCTATTCCAATTAATAGTGTACAGAAAAATATAAACTTTTTTTATACTTACAAGCGTTCGTCAGAAAATTTGTATCGCGGAGAGATTGGTAAGGATCATCTTTTATTAAAACCCTCTAGTTCGTTATTGTATGAGATAATACCATTCTTAATTAACTTTGAAGAATATTTTCGAGTTATCGACATACACGAAAGATCCAGAAGAATACTTCCTAAAATATGTTGGTTAGCTGATTCGTTTTTTAAAAACGGATTGGCTCAACCTATTTGTGTACACTATAATCCAAGGATACAACAAAATGTTATACATCCTGGCGGAATTAGAAATCATCTTATAAAATTGTTTCACGACTTACCTACTGTTGATTGTTTTTATTTTAACACAGGTGGAGTTAAGTTTGATTTTATGAAAGAATTACAAGTTGTTAGTTCTGAGGAACTATTAAGTTGCAAGGAAACTATGTACATACATTTAGTAGCAGATCATTGTTCAATTATTCCGCATATTAATCTTGATCCGTGGTCTGTTAACTCGAATGTAGAAAAATGGACAGAATTTATCTATAGACGATTATCAAATCCAAATTTTAAAATTTATAGCAATAAAACTATTACGCACATGGAACCATGGACTACAGTCAATGACGAACATGCTATTGAAATAACAATAAGCGAAAATTTAAATGAATGGGATCCTGAATGGAACGATGTTGTCTGCAAAAGTATAATTTTATCAATCATTGGTAAATCGTACAAATCAGATTTATTAACAGTTGTTCACAAAATTGCAGTCACTACACCATGAGCTGGCCATATTCTATAAAACCGACTAGTGCGTATGAATTACACCCACTACCTATTCAACCCCAATATGAACGATTAGATTTATTTTTTAAGTATAAACGGCCATCTGAAGATATTTACATTGGTAGTATCAGTAAACACGAAAATCTGTTATTTGAAGGAGTTGGAGAAGTTAAGCAACAGTTCAATCGATATTTTAACGAGAAATTATATCTTCAAGCTGCCGATGAACGCTCTGACGTATCTATAAAGTTGTTTCCAAAGATGTGTTGGCTATCTAGAAGTTACTACAATACTGGATTTAAGTACCCAGTCTGTATTCACTATAATCCTCGAATTCAAAAAAATGTAATGCATCCTGGTTCAACACGAAATTATATTATTAACTTGTTTCATAAATTAAATGACATCAATTGTTTGTATTATAATACCAGTGGCGTACAATTTGAATTCATGAACCAAATGAAAAAAATGACTAGATCAGATTTTGATAAATGTCCTGACTTACATTTTAATCTAGTAATGGATCATTGTTCAATGATTCCCCACATTAATTTAGATCGCCAGGCAGTTAGAGATAACATACCTCAATGGCAAGTAATTGTTAAAAAGCGATTAATTGACCCATCATTTAAAATTTACATAAACAACTATATAGAAGAATTGGCACAATTTACAACCAACGATATAAATGAAGCAGCTGTAAAAATTTGGATTAAAGATCCAACTAACGAGGAAGATATAGTTAGGTCATGTATACTTGCCGTAATTGGGCAGTCTTATAAATCGGACACGTTGACAGTTCTAGCGATATCATGATTAACATATTTGTAGGATACGATACCAAGGAAACTATAGCATATCACGTATGTACTAATAGTATTATTCGCAATGCAACTGTTCCGGTTAGTATTAATCCATTATCGCTAAACTTGTTAAAAGAGTACACTGAAACACACACTGACGGTAGTAACCAGTTTGTCTACACACGATTCCTAGTACCTCATTTGATGAACTATCAAGGTTGTGCCATTTTTATAGATGGAGACATGGTATTACAAGAAGATATTACAAATTTATATAAATTATTTGATTCTAAGTATGCTGTACAGGTAGTTAAACATAATTATAAAACTAAAATGTCTACTAAGTATTTGGGTGCAAAAAATGAAGACTATCCAAGAAAGAATTGGTCCAGCGTTGTCTTGTGGAACTGTGCTCATCCAAAGAATAAAACGTTAACTCCTGCATTTGTACAAACAGCATCAGGATCTCAGTTGCATAGATTTACGTGGTTAGATGATTCCGATATAGGAGAACTACCTATTGAATGGAATTGGCTAGCAGACGAATACGGTGAGAACCCTAATACTAAACTAATACATTATACATTAGGTACACCTTGTTTTGACGAATTTGCTAACACTCCAATGAGCAAATATTGGCACACAGAATTAAAATTAGCCGGATTTTTTAAATAAATATAGTATGGCATATTCAGACAAAGTTATCGATCACTACGAAAATCCACGCAACGTAGGATCTTTTGAAAAAAACGACCCAACAGTTGGCACAGGTATGGTTGGCGCACCTGCGTGTGGTGATGTTATGAAATTACAGATAAAGGTGGACGATGATACAGGTATTATTACAGATGCAAAATTTAAAACGTATGGCTGCGGATCGGCTATTGCGAGCTCGAGCCTCGTCACAGAATGGCTCAAAGGCAAAACCCTTGACGAGGCAGGAACAATCAAAAATTCCCAAATCGCCACAGAACTAGCTCTACCACCAGTTAAAATACATTGTTCAATTCTAGCAGAAGATGCTATCAAGGCGGCTGTAAATGATTACCGTAACAGACACAGCAGCTAAGAAAGTTAAGCAAAATTTAGAACGCCGAGGCAAAGGCGTAGGTATTCGTTTGGGTGTACGGACTACCGGATGTAGCGGATTAGCTTACACAATAGAATATGTAGACGAATACACAGCAGAAGTGGGTGTTACTAATTTTGGGCATCCAGATTTCGTAGTATTAGTTGACGCAAAAAGTTTGGCCTATCTAAACGGGCTAACTGTAGATTGGGTCCGCAACGGACTTAATGAAGGATTCGATTTCGTTAATCCTAATGAACGTGATCGCTGTGGGTGTGGCGAATCATTTCGTATATAAACCAAAAAAACTTGACACTAGTACAGTATTATAGTATACTATTGAAATAGTTATTACTTTTGGAGAAAAAATTGAGTATGCATTTAGAAGGTCCGTGGCTTAGTACCACCGGCAAAAAGAAAGGCAAAAAGAAATTCGCTTCAGCAGAACATGCAAGAAAAGCACGTGAGCAAGAAGAAAGCTGGAAAGATCTCCAAAAGAAATGGGGAATCGAAGCAGAGGAAAAGAAACGTAAACGTGCCTTGACTGCTGATGTTTGGAAACCAGATAATAAGCCTTATAGTAGGTACGGAACTGATGTTAAGCATCCGAGTTTGCCATTTACAGGTGGTCCATGTACCGTGGCCGCCCCAAAAGTTTATACAGGAACTATGGTAAAAGGCATCGCTACCATGCATAAAAGCAATGCTGTGCCTGTTTTTAGCAATGAACAAGCGGTAGATATTAGTAAAATGCGTAGATAACTTAAAACTTATGTTTTTATCATCATCTTATAGGCATAACTATATATTGTACCTCGAAAAAAGGTACCATTTAACCAAGGAGATGCCAACGGCCAAAACTGTTTATTAACGGCACTAGCGATGCCTGTTCCAGCGTAAAGGAGAAACTAAATGATACGCATCATAAAATTTGTAGTATTTGCCCTAGCTATGCTAGTGGTAACATTTGCAGGGTATAAAGCAGTTAATTACAAACTGGAAACCCTTAAAACAGCTCGTGAACAAGCGAGCCCGGTTACAGCACAATTAAGACAGAAGCAACTAGACTGTTTAGCTCGTAACATATATCATGAAGCCGGTTACGAACCTTTTGAAGGTAAAGTAGCAGTGGCACAAGTTACAATCAACCGTGCAGAAAGTGGACAATTTCCCTCTGACATTTGCCAGGTTGTGTACCAGAAAAACGTTATATACGAACGTGTTCTTTGCCAATTCAGTTGGTATTGCGATAGTGCAAGTTTAAAGAAACCAATGAATGGTCCTGTATATACGGAAAGTATGGAAGTAGCCAAAAAAGTATTGTTGGAGGGATTTAGATTGCCTTCAATCAAAGATGCTCTTTATTTCCACGGGGATTATATTAATCCAAAGTGGGGTAAAAAGCCTATAGCAAAAATTGGTAGACATATTTTTTATAAATGAGGAAAATTATGAACATAGAAGTTGTTAAAAAATTCACACAAGATTTGTTTAATGCTGATCTGTGGGTTAAAAATGTAAAAGAACATGCACCTCATATTTCAGCAGAAACAGCAGGGTGGATTGCCGTACTATTGCTACACATGGCAACCATTCCTACTATGATAGCTGTTCTTACGGGATTAACTGAAAAGATGCCACCTGTTGATATGGTGCTTTTCAGTTGGTTAGGTTTGTTCCTTTTGTTTATCAAAGCAACAATACAAAAAGATTTACTTAACATTGTTACTATTGGATTTGGCTTTTTTGTACAAGCGGCCTTTCTAGCTTTGATAGTTTTCAAGTAAAACAACGATAAATATTAGATATAAAGGAGCATCAAAATGCCATCAGGATTTCAACAAAATATTAACCAATTAGCACCAGGTATGTACAGGGCCGTTATTACTATGACCAGTACTACTTACTACCCAACAACTGGCGGTGCAGAAAACGACCGTGGTGGCGTTACACCAAACAGTTCAGATAGTTTTGCTACATTGCCAACTACACTAGCATACGGACAAAACCGTGCTCGTGGAAATATGCGTTTCCGCAACATTGTTAACGCACTAACAGGTCTAGCAGATTGCCAAATTATGGACATCGAAGTTGACTCAGACGAAACTAACGGCAATTCGCAAGCAACTACATTAGCGTTTACTGTTAGATTTGAAAGAGATGATTTCATTCCTTCAACTGGCACAGACATTGCAGGCGGAAGCATTACAACTAAAGCGTTATATATTAAAAACGAAATTGCTAAAGCGATTCGTTTAGAAACAACAGCTAATGCTCGTGTTTATAACGGTACAGCTGGAATAGACAGCCAACTGCCTATCACTGTTACTCACACTGGTGCAACAGCGTCTCAGACATTGGGAACTGTTGGCGTTAACTTAATTGACGGCACTGAGTTGATTACAGCTGACTCATCTGGCGACGCAGAATAATAGGCAATTAATGATACTAGCCTGGTTACTACTTTTAACTGGTTTAACAATATCCGCGGTAGCGATCTATTACTCAGTAGTAGGTCTTACCGCAATATTTTCTGCCGCCGCCATTCCTATTATTATAATGGGGTCGGCGTTAGAAGTTGGTAAACTAGTATGTGCAAGTTGGCTCAAAGCCAATTGGGAACGTGCTCCACGTTTTATGAAGTATTATATGATCATAGCAGTGATGGTGCTAATGCTTATAACTTCAATGGGTATCTTTGGATTCCTTAGTAAAGCGCACAATGACCAAAACTTAGTCTCCGGCGATGTTCAAAGTAAGATTGCCATCTATGACGAAAAGATTAAGACAAGTAAAGATAATATTGAAGCTAATCGTAAAGCACTTAAACAGATGGATGAAGCTGTGGACCAAAGCATGGCACGGTCAACTGATGAAAAGGGTGCTAACCGTGCAGTATCGATTCGTCAATCGCAACAAAGAGAACGTGTTCGTTTACAAACTGAAATTACAGCAGAACAAAAAAACATTGCCAAACTTAACGAAGAAGCTGCACCCATTCGTGCTGAAGTTAGAAAAGTCGAAGCAGAAGTTGGGCCGATCAAATATATTGCCAAATTTATCTACGGTGATCACGGAGCAGATGAAAACTCATTAGAACGTGCAGTAACATGGATCATTATCCTTATTGTTATTGTATTTGATCCGTTAGCAGTTATTATGTTGTTGGCCGCCCAAATGACATTCGGTTGGTACAGAAGGCAAGAACCAAAATATGAACCAGATAATGGTCCATTAACAGACACACAGGTAGAACAAATTAAAGAAGAGGCACCGCAAAGAGAATTCAACTGGCCCCAAGTAAGCTCATTTTGGCCATTCCCATCACAACAAGGAAACAAAACTGTTGAAGTTTCAAACGAAACACCGTCGACTGCACTAGGAGGTGATATAACAGCGCCGGAGGAAACTACCATAGATTTAGAACCTAACTTTATTAAGCAGGCCGAAAATCGTGTTCAAGACCGTTTGGAAAAAGTTAACCAGGAAGAAGTTCCAGTTCCATTAGATCAATGGAACAAGATGATTGAGGAAGCAGAAAAGGCAGTTGAAGACGAAAAGAAGGCACAAATAGAACCATCCCCGGAAGTAAACATAGTTGAAGCAGCACCATATCAACCTGGATATGAAGATGTTGCTGTAATAGACGATGCTGGAATGGAACTTGAAGAATCAAAAAAAAAGACTTACATGACAAAGGACGAAACGGGCAAGATACAGATCAAAGACAGATCGTAACAGGTTATGTACAAAATGCAGAACAAAGTGAAGAAACTATTTGGTCTCGCATTAGTAAACCTAAAGACGACTTGTATAGGATCTATGACATAGCTCAATTCAATGATTTAATAATTGATAAATTTTCGGACCCTGCGCTTTATAATTTTGTAGAAGAAACAAAAACACGTGGCCCAAAATTTGCCAACTATTCGAGAGAACGACTACAGGAATTTGCAAGTAGGATATATGAACTTAGGAAAAATAACTCTAATAACACCGCCGGATAAATTATTCAATTTGAATCTAAGTTATCTTTTAGTTAAGCCTTCGAATTACATTAAACAACAGTTCCAATCTATCTTGAGTAAAAGTATTGATGATTTAAATATTTTTATGTTTGATGAACAGGAAACTGATATAAGTTGGATGCTAAGTGTAGCCCAACAAGTAGATGTAGTTATTGTAGACGTTGACAACTGTGACATTATAACTCAAAAGTTTGTCACATTCTTGTTGGCGCAACCTAATGCACACTATATAACTAAAGATGAAACAACTCCGTATAATCTAATATCTAAAAATAGGATTTGGGATTTGGATCAGATTGTAGAACAGTTTTCCGATAATAACCAAGAGGATGATGATGAATCAGAAGAGTAAAGGAACAGGTATTACCGTTAGAGATAACGAAAATATCAACCAAGCACTAAGACGTTTTAAACGTAAAGTGGAAGATGCTGGCATTTTGGACGACCTACGAGCCAAAGAGTTTTACGAGAAACCAACAACTGCTCGTAAACGTGCCAAAGGCGCCGCCAAAGCTCGTTGGCGCAAGAAGCTCGAAAAAGAAAGTTTACCTAAGAAAATGTATTGACATACTGATTACTATGTGTTATAATTTAAGTTCATAATAAAGAAAGAACTTAGATGGCAAATACAGACGTAATGATTGACTTAGAAACACTGGCGACATCCACCGATGCCGCCATTCTTACCATTGGAGCCGTAAAATTTGATCCATTTGGAAGAGAACTTTCCGAACCTGTTATGGATAGCTTTTATTGTAAAGTTGACCAAGACAGTTGCGACAAGCACGGATTGGTAGTTATGGATGATACTGTTGCATGGTGGGCTCAACAAAGTAAAGAAGCGCAGGAAGCCGCATTTGATCCAACGGATCGTATTTCCTTAGAAGATGCATTTCAACAACTATATAAGTTTTGCTGGGGAGCAAAGCGTGTATGGAGTAACGGATCAACATTTGATATTATGATCTGTGAACATGTATTCAAAAAAGTAGGCCGTGCAGTTCCGTGGAAGTTTTGGGAAATACGTGATGTGCGTACAGCATTTGACATTGGCATCAATCCACAACGCCCACCAGTTACAGCACACCACGCATTAGAAGATGCTTGGAATCAAGCAGTTGGCATTCAAAATGTATATAACACATTGCGAACTAGCACAACAAAAGATGGCAACTACATAGCCCCATTTTCAAATCAAAGGTAATACTATGGACAGTCAAACTAAAGAAGTTATGGACATTCTCCAAGAAGAATGTGCAGAAGTGATTCAAGCGGTAAGTAAAATTAGTCGCTTTGGACTAGATAATCTTAAGCCAGGAAAACCTAAAACTAATAGGGAACACTTGGAAGAAGAATTGGGCGATTTACAAGCTATGGTAGAAATTCTACAAGAGCTTGATATTGTAAGTTTTAGCAATATTGAACGTGCGGCCGAAGCTAAACGTGAAAAACTTAAAATCTGGTCCAATATCTTTAAAACAGAGAATATCTGAGATAAATAAATTTGTAGAGCGCCGTAAGGGCCTACATATTCTTGCTTAATTAAAGGAGAACAATATGAGCAAAATCATCGGTATCGACTTAGGTACAACAAATAGCTGTGTAGCAATTCTAGAAAACGGTATTGCTAAGGTAATTGAAAACAGCGAAGGTGCTAGAACAACACCATCAATCATTGCGTATACAGATAAAGAAATTTTAGTAGGCGCAACAGCAAAACGACAAGCAGTCACAAACCCAAAGAATACTATCTACGCAAGTAAGCGTCTTATTGGACGTAAGTTTGACGAGAAAGAAGTACAAAAAGACATTGACTTGATGCCATATACTATTGTCAAAGCAGACAACGGTGATGCATGGATTGAAGCCAATGGCGAAAAACTTGCTCCACAACAAGTGTCAGCAGAAGTACTTCGCAAAATGAAAAAGACTGCCGAAGATTATCTAGGCACAACAGTGACACAGGCTGTCATTACAGTTCCTGCCTACTTCAATGATAGTCAACGTCAAGCTACTAAGGATGCAGGTAAGATTGCTGGCTTAGAAGTTCTACGTATTATCAACGAACCAACAGCGGCTGCATTGGCCTACGGTGTAGACAAAGCAGACAAGCGTGATCGCAAGATTGCAGTTTACGACTTAGGTGGTGGTACATTTGATATTTCCATTATTGAAATTGCCAACATCGACGGCGACAAGCAAATTGAAGTATTGTCAACAAACGGCGATACATTCCTAGGCGGTGAAGACTTTGACCAAGCTATTATGGATCACTTGGTTGCGGAGTTTAAGAAAGATTCAGGCATCGATCTTAAATCAGATATGTTAGCACTACAACGTTTGAAAGACTCAGCTGAAAAAGCTAAGATTGAATTATCAAGCGCACAAAGTACTGACGTTAACTTGCCATACATCACAGCAGATGCAAATGGTCCTAAACATTTAAACGTAACAATCACTCGTGCTAAGTTTGAACAAATGGTTGAAAAACTAATTGAACGTTCAATCGAGCCATGTAAGATTGCTATGAAAGATGCCAAAGTTACAGCTGCAGACATCGACGAAGTTATTCTAGTTGGTGGACAAACACGTATGCCTAAGGTACAAGAAGCAGTTGAGAAACTGTTTGGCAAGGCTCCACGTAAAGATGTCAACCCAGACGAAGCTGTAGCCGCTGGTGCCGCAGTACAAGGTGCTGTACTAGCAGGCGATAAGACAGACGTTCTATTGCTAGACGTTACACCGTTAACACTGGGTATTGAAACAATGGGTGGTGTGTTTACTAAATTAATCAATAAAAACACAACTATTCCAACTAAACACTCACAAACATTCTCAACAGCAGAAGACAACCAGCCAGCTGTAACTATTAAAGTTGCACAAGGTGAGCGTGAGTTGTTTAAGTATAACAAACTATTAGGCGAATTTAATTTGGAAGGTATTGCTCCAGCAATGCGTGGACAACCACAAATTGAAGTTACACTTGATATTGACGCAAACGGTATTCTTAATGTAAGTGCCAAAGATAAAAACACTGGCAAAGAAAATAAGATTACTATCAAATCCGATTCTGGATTAACCGATGCTGAGATCCAACGTATGGTTCGTGAAGCAGAAGAAAATGCAGAGTCAGATAAAAAAGCGGCAGAGTTAATCAATGCACGTAATCAAGCCGAAGGTGCTATGCATAGTATTAAGAAAGACTATGAAACACACAAAGCTGAATTATCTGAAGAAGAACGTACAACGTTTGACGAAGCCGTTAAAGCAGCAGAGGATGCATGTTCCGGAGAAGATACGGAAGCAATCCAAAAGTCTGTTGAGAAACTTTTTGAATCCGCAGGCCCTGTATTTGCCAAAAAACAAGCGGCTGAGTCTGCCAAAGCAGAATCAGAAGCTAAAGGTGAACAAACAGTGGATGCGAGTTTCACTGAGGTTGACCCTACAGACAAAAAGTAATATAATACAAACGTAGGATGCCTTCGGGGTCCTACAAATGTTCTTGCTAATAAGGAGATCTAAAATGACACAATTAAGAACAATCGACACAGCCGCTCTAGCACAACTGAGCAAAGCACTAGTAGGTTTTGATCGCTATTTTACAGCGCCACATCACCAAAATGGTAATTATCCTCCACATAATATTGTGAAGTATGATGACACGCACTATGGCATCGAAGTTGCCGTAGCAGGTTTCAGTAAAGAAGAAGTTACTGTAGAAGTAGATCAAGACCAACTAACAATCCGTGGAGTTAAAACTCGACTAGATGAAAATACTGTAGAATATTTGCATCGTGGATTGGCAGCTCGTGACTTTGAACAAACATTTACTCTTGCTGAGTATATGGAAGTTCGTGGTGCTAAGGTAGAAAATGGAATGTTACAAATTGACATTCAGCGTATTGTGCCAGAAGCATTGAAGCCGCGTCAGATAGAAATTAAATAACTGTAACCCGGGGGAGGTAACACTCCCCCATAACTTAAAGAGAACGAGATGCCTAGTACCGATATCCAGCTAGATGAAAAAATTAAAGTAACTGCCCAAGAACCACGTCGCTGGAAAGTTATTTTGCTTAATGATGATTCGACTCCTATGGAATTTGTAATTTCATTGTTGATTGAAATTTTTAAACACACTACCGAAACAGCCAAAGATATAATGCTTCAAGTGCATGAAACGGGCAGTGGTATTGCTGGAGTTTATAGTTTTGAAATTGCCGAAGTAAAAGCAGTTGAAGCAACTCAACAAGCACGTACTAACGGATTTCCTCTTCAAATTAAATTGGAAGAAGAATGAGTCTAAAAGAACTTACACACGATGCACACAAAGAAGCAGAGACTAAACCTTTTGTAAAGGTATTGTTTTCAGGAAAGATTGATCCTAAGTTGTATGCATTGTATTTAAAAAATCAACATCCTTGCTATGAAATACTAGAAGTATGTGCTATGATGTATCCAGGCTTAATAGGTGGAGCAGATGCTCGACGTGCTCCTGCAATTAACTCAGACTTTCAAGAACTGTGGGACAAAGACGTAGACGGTGAGCCTACTATACTGCCCGTAGTTAAACGATATATTGATTATATCATGTCTATTAAAGACGATCCTAAAAAACTTTTAGCACACATTTATGTACGACACTTTGGCGACATGGCTGGTGGACAAATGATTGCTAAACGTGTTCCTGGATCAGGACGTATGTATCAATTTGAAAATGCTGATGCGCTCAAAGCATCAATACGTGAAAAACTTAGTGACGACATGGCAGATGAAGCTAAGGTATGCTTTAAGTTTGCAGGCGAGTTATTTGAAGAAATGATGACATTGGTGCCTAATGAGTAAAGTATGGGAAACGCTGATTGAAATTCAGCACCTTTTAGAAAGTAGTTTTGATGCAACAGGAAAAGAAATCTTTGAGCCGGGTATGGATCGCTTTAATCAGCCTGGTTGGGTTAATCGTGTTTGGACCAGTGACGCTTATCGTAGGGCTCACGTTGATGTTGTGGATGCTAGAGAATCCAAAGGACTCTGGATGATGCATTGTTGCATCTTTCCACATACACATAATCCAGCACCAATTTACGGCTTTGACGTTATAGCTGGTAAGAACAAGATTACCGGCTGTTTTCACGATTACTCAAAAGCAGGAGATGCTGAACATCCTATGATGGAATGGTTTGCTGGTGAAGTCAGCAAGTTAGAATGGCGCAGAGAACGTGCTTTACCAGAGTGGGCTACTAACATATTCAGCAAGAGTATGGTAGCTGCAGGTAATGTACAAGACGAAGCAGAACTAGAACAAATTACAAATCTTGCTAAAACTACAGTATCGCACTATCTAAGCACGGTAGCTGAAACAAACAATACAGCACAAGATACTACAGAAGCACAGAATTACTATGCACAAAATCAGAAATGTAACCCCCATACACCACGTGTAATGGTTAGTTTAGGGCTTTCTGAAGAAGACGTTAAACATTTCATACAAGAATGCCTCTTCCCTGAAATCGCATAAATATTGTTACTATGCGATTTAACGATTTTAAATATCTGACTCCTATTCTTGAGATGGCTGGCGAAGCCGTCGTTGATTTAAAAAATTACCTTGCAGGAAAAATCAAAGACCTACCTGCAGACGAAGCCACTGTAAAAACTCTAAGAGAAATTGAAGACTTGCTTAGAGATGTCAATGCTGGCGGCCGCACAGGTAAACTCAATAAAGACCTTCAGAGCGTCAACGACCCAGTAGTTCGCGAAGCTCACATGTTACTGGCTAGATACATAAATCAAATTCTTTCATTTGGTAATGCAACTCCAGAGGATCGAAAAGAACTATTCGATTTGTGGAAAGCAGATAGACTTGTTAATTTAGATACATTGCTTGGCGGTGATCTAGCAGGCTTCACTGAAATATTCAACGGCTACAACAGCAATCCATTAATACAAGAACTAGTTGACGAACTTATGGTTATTGGTGCATTAGGGCATGGAAAGGGCGAATTTGGTCTTAGTGTATTAAGTAAAAGTATTAATAAACCTGCAAGCGGAAAAGGCGATTTGTTAGTTGACTACAAAGGTGAAGAAGTTGCCGTTGAAGTTAAAACAGCCGACATGGGCAAGGATAAAAAAGTAGTTGACCCTAAAACAGGTAAAACAGTAGTAAGAAAAGGTAAAATGAGCTCTGCTCGTTTTGGTGACCAAGAAGTTGTACCAGGTCCTGGTTATGAAGCTGCATCACTAGCACTCAATAACTTTGTAAAGAGCAAAGGTAAAACAGTAGGCGACAGCGGACTAAACATCGGTGCTGCTATTGAACTATTAAAAACACTCAAACCTGCAGATGCTAACACGTTAATGGGTTTAATAAGAACTAACGTTAAAATTGTTTTTGGTAAGCAGTTTGAAAATCCACGTCCTGATTACAAAACTAAACTAATCAAAAACATAAATGGAATTGTGTCTTCTATAGAAAAGGGAGATTTAAATTCCGCAATGCAGTTCTGGTCAAGAGCTAGTTTTAATTACTATATGGCGGCAAAACACGATGACGGTGTGTTGTTTATTAATATTCCAGCAAAGACCTGTGTATACTATAATAGCGCAGAAGATTTGCAGGGCAAAGGCTTACGTCTTGATGCAGATACTACTTACCTAAGCGGTGGCGATCCTAAGAGAACAGTTTACCCACAAATTAAAGTTGTTCCAAGAGATTACGGAACAAGTGTTATTACACCAGAGTTAGAAAAAGTAAGTAAACAAGGAAAAGAAGTAAAAACTCCTGCGGCTGCTGCTAAACAAGTAGCTAAACAAAAAGAAAACTTTATGAACTGGGCTACAAAGTTTGCTAACTTGCGTAATGTCACAGATCAGCGCATTATTCCAAAAATGGCTGATGCCGCTTATGAGATGAGAAAGGCAGGAGTTCCTATAGATGCAGTTATTTCCGAACTAGAAACTCAATTCCCACAACTGATTAAAAACGTTGTAAGAGCAAGACAAGTACCATCAGCAAATCGACTTTACACACCATACGTTCCTCCCGAAACATCCGACGAAGAAACAGTTTAATCTAGATTAAACTCTGTTATAATTTTCGCTACATATCCTGTAAATACTATACAGGATACCGGGAGCGAACCAATGTCCAAATTACCAGTAGTAGCATTTTTAGTATTACTGCCTTTAAACGTATTGGCAGCACCTCTTGCTGACTTTAGTTTCAAAAGCCCTGCGTTTAATGGCATAGGTTACAGTAGTCATGTGTTGACATTAGAAAACCAAGAATTTACACGACAGAAAGCTGCTCGTGATCAAATACAAGCGGCTTTAGATAAAGCTAAATCTGACGCTTCGAACACTAATATGTCTAAGTTTCTAAATAACTTAGAATCACGTATCTACGCACAAGTTAGTCAAAACTTAGCAGCCGCAATGTTTAAAGATGGCGGGTCTACAGAAGGTAGATTTGTTATGACAAAAGATGCTAATGGCAATCCATTAACATACATGGACTGGTATAAAGGTTTAGAAGGCATTGTTGTTACTGTAAACCAACCAGGTCAACCGCCAACAACAATTACCGTGCCGCTTGGCCAATTCCAGTTTTAAGGATAGACTATGAAAAAGACATTAATAGCTCTATCAATATTAACATTGTTAAGTGGTTGTGCAATGATTCAAACTACTGGATTGAGCGAATCTGATCCAACAGTAACTACACAACGACCAACGGTTAAAAGAGAATTTGATACACTTCCAAGTCCTGCCGCCGGCAAACGTGTAAGTGTAGCAGTTTACAGTTTTACTGATAAAACAGGACAACGTAGACCACAAGCCAACGTAGCAAGTTTAAGTATGGCAGTTACACAAGGTGCTGATAGTTTCTTAATTAAAGCACTAAGTGATGTAGGCCGTGGAGAATGGTTTGAAGTAGTTGAACGTGGCGGCCTCGATAACTTGACTAAGGAACGATTAATCATTCGTCAAATGCGTGAAGCATATGAAGGAGCAAATGCTAAACCATTGATGCCAATGCAGTTTGCTGGCATTATTCTTGAAGGTGGAATTATTGGCTACGATGCTAGTACAACCAGCGGTGGCGCAGGTATGCGTATATTTGGTATTGGTAAACAAACTCAGTGGTCAACTGATACTGTAACTGTTAGTTTAAGAGCAGTTAGCGTAAACACGGGTAAAGTTATTGCCAGCGTTACAGTACAAAAGACAATATTAAGTACAGCAGATTCAGCAACAGCGTTAAAGTTTTTTGATAACGCAACACAGGCATTTGAAGCAGAGGCAGGTTTAACAATTAATGAGCCAGGCACATACGCAGTTAAGGCCGCGACTGAAATGGCAGTAGTTGAATTAATTAAAGAAGGACAGCGTAAAGGAGTTTGGGATTTTAAACAAGAAGTTAAAGAGCCACCGGCAATGTCATTTGTACCAACACCGGCTCCAGCACCAGCTCCTGTAATTAGCAGTGAAATTAAACAGGAAGTTAAGCCAGAAGTTAAGCCAGAAGTTAAGCCGGAAGTTAAAGTAGAGGAGAAGAAAGATGTCTTGGTTCAACCACAAACCAAATCCGAAACGAAAACAGAAACCTTACCCGTTGCCGCCACAGAAGTAAAAAAAGAAGAAACTGATAAAGCATTGTTTGGACAACGCACATTAAAAGAAAATTCTTTCTTATATGTAAGAGAAAATGAATCAAGTACCCGCAGATGGTGGATGCCTAAAGGAACAGTAGTAGATGTAAAACAGCCCGGGATAGAAGGGTGGTGGAGAGTAACAGTTGCTGACGGAACTGGCCGCGGTGGTTGGATTCAAAGCAATAAGCTAGGTAATTAAACAGAGGAGATGTTAATTTTTTTACATGTTAATTTTTTTACATGTTAGAAAAATAACAGCAGAGTATAATTTTGTAGTAGATATATTTAAATAAAAGAGGTAGAATAATAATAATAATGGCCATGGGCCAAGGAGCTATTAGGTAAACAATTAACCTAATTTGTAAACAAGATGGATAAAAGAATCAAAGGCGCTGGTGGGTTGTCGAGAAAATTACTCACAATTCTGGTGTTGTCTGGAATGGCATCACTGGGACATGCGGCTGATAACAGCATATACATTGACCAGTCTGGCGATTTCGCTAACGTCACTATTAATCAAGACGGGGCAGGTAACCAGGTAAAAGGCTTAACATCAGCGGTTGCTACTAACAGTCCAACTGATCCTGCTCTTATTAGAGGTGACGGGGTTAATGTTAATATTAATCAAACTGGAAGTAATAACAAACTAGGACTAGGAATTGATGCTACTATGGGTACTAGCAAGAGTGTTGATTTAACTTATAGTACCGTTAATAATGGTAACATAAGTGGAAGCAACAACTTGGCAACATTCCAACTAGGAACAAGTAGTGCAAGGGCTAGCGATACTATCGTAAGTGTTATCCAGCTAAACGGCAACAACTTGGCAAACGTTAGTATGACAGGTAGTGACAATCAATTAACTGCTATTCAAAGCGGTGGCAGTGCTACATTGATTTCAACTGTTAATGCCAGTGGAACTAGACAAGATATTACAACAAGCGGTGGTACAGCAAACAGCGTTACTACTAACTTAACAGGCGATAACGGTAATGTTTATGTAAAATTAGAAGGTGCTACTAATACTGTTGATATTGCTCAATCAGGTTCTGGAGGAGCAACGGGGCATGTTGCATGGATGGATATCAACGGAACTGGCAATAGTGTAACATTAGCACAATCAGGCTCACCAAATGCTAACTTGTTTAATTTAAAAGTTGGAAGTGCAGGCTCTGCATCTAATACTAACACATACAATATAACACAAACAGCAAGATAAGGTAACTAATGAAAATATGGCCGGCGATATTGTTCTTACCATTGCTAGGTACATCGCTAAGTTACGCTGCGATTGGCAAGGTAACAGAACAAATTAACACACCTCCTAGTATCCAGAGAGCAAATCAAACGCTCTCTGGTGCTAAGGGTACCGGTGTGGAAATGAACGATGCTATAAAAACACAAGCAGGCAAAGTAGGCATTACCTTTGAAGATGATACAAAGGTACAAGTCAACGAAAATAGTAAACTAGTCATCGATGACTTTGTTTATGATCCAAAAACTAAAGCAGGTAAACTAGGTGCTAAAATTGCCCTAGGTACTGTGCGCTATGCCAGCGGACAGATTGCTAAGAACAGTCCACAGAACGTGGCACTGAACACTCCAACAGCAACAATTTCAGTACGTGGTACAGACTTTACAGCGTCGGTGGATGAGTTAGGCCAAAGTACTATTATTCTATTGCCTAGTTGTCCAACGGATCGCCCAACACGATCACTTAAAGATATAGAAGCAAATTGTAAGACTGGCGAAATTACTGTGGAAACAGATGCTGGCATTGTTATACTCAATCAGCCATTTCAAGCAACACGGGCAAATAGTCGTAGTCAAGCACCCAGTAAACCGGTGACATTAAATCTCAGTGAAAATGCCATTGAGAGTTTGCTAATATCTACTCCTGAAGAAATGAAGTCTAACAAACAAGATGAACGCCGTACTATGAGAGGTCCATTGGATATAGATTTCTTAAAAGAACAAGGCTTAACCAACGCATTAGATGATAGTGCTAAACAGTTTTTCCAAGACAGACTAAGTCAAAACTTTTTAGACAATAGTTTCTTAGCAAGTCTATTTGACATTATGGGCAATTCGCTCAATGAAAGATTACTAGATGAAGTCGATAGTATGTTGCCAGACTATAAAAAGTCTAGTGGTATTATAGTAGTTAAAGAAGATCCAACTGTATCATTGTGTCGTGACAACGGTGCTGACCGTATGTGTATAACAACACCGCAAACTCAGAACTCTACATTGTACATGACACAGAATAACATTGAGTTTAAGAACCGTATCAATCAAGGCGGCAACACAATTATTACAGTAACACAAAAATGATAAAACGCATATTGTTTATATTCATGTTGTTATTTTCACACTTGTCAGTGTCTGCTGGCATCACAGATGGTAAGTTTGGTATCAACCAAATTTTCGATGTACAGTACTGGTGGAACGGGACAACACTAAACGCCAGTAATTTTATTGCGCCATACGATAAAAACTTTCAAACTGTAACTGCAACTAGTGGTCAATACTTTCAATTTTTTGCCAGTACAACTAATCCTGGAACATACGGTTTAAAATTAATGAATGCCGATGGGTCGTTTAATCGAATAGTTCATGATTACGGAGATATTACAGCACTAGGTAATGGTGCTATTTTCTACATTGGTTCTGGATTTTTTGGTAATGTTATTACTACTGCCGCAGGTTACAACTACGGAGCCAGCGCACAGTTTACCAATATGGATACTGATGTAACTAGTACAGATCTAAACAACTATACCTATGCTAGTTCTACACCATTATCGGCAGGACAAACGGCTCAATCGTCTACACCTACCGTTACTAGTACAGTAATAACATACACATGGAGACAGACAGTAACAGGCAATGTTACTAGACTGTATCGTACAAAAGTTACTACTACAAACTACAGTGATAATACAAGTACTAGCACAGCTGATCCTGAAATATTATACAGTACAGCGACCGCAACAGTTACTGAAGTTGTTTCATCAAACACACAGCAAGGTGTGGTTACTACTACAACCACACGAACTGACACAGTGATGGCCGACAACTCACAAACTACTAGTTATAGTAGTTCTAGTGTAACAACCCCATGGCCAAGTTATGTAACAATTGGCTCTGGCAGTGTGAGCCAAGACATAACTTTTGGAACAATCAACGGCCCAACGTTACCTCAGCAGACAAAAATCGATGTTTGGACTAACAAAACTATAACTGATGGCAATAAAATTTATATTGATCAAGTTAACGGTAGCAATAATACAGTTACTATGGATCAGGACGGCAATAAAAATCTTATCAATGCCACAATAAGCGGCAATACTAATAGTGTGACAGCTAAACAAGGTGTGCCAGGTGTTGGGCAAAATGAAATTAAACTTAATCTTACTGGGGACAGTAATACATTAAATATTAACCAAGCACGTACAACACTAGGTAGTCCCTTAGGAACAAACGGTCACTATCAAAGTGTAGAAGTTACTGGTTATCAAAACACAGTTACTACACAGCAGACTAATACTGGCGGTGTTGGTGGGCAATATATGGAAACAACTGTTAATGGTAATCAAAATAGTGTAGTTGCCCGCCAGACTGACAATGGTAATAAAATAATGTTCAACAGCATCACCGGCAACAATAATACTGTTGATGCTGTACAGAAAGGTACAGGCCAACATTACTTAGAAAACAAACTAACAGGTAACGGCAATAGTGTTAGTGCGTTACAAGAAGGAAGCATTGCTAATCGAGCAACAATAGACTTAACAAATAATGGCGGCCCAGCAAGTGTTATATTACAACAAACTGGCGGACAGAATGTTAGCATAACTACCGGATGTGCTACAGCAGGTGGATGTGCGCCTGTTACAGTAAGACAAGGATACTAATATGTTAGATAATATACAACCGATATGTCGTGTACCCAATTGCAAAGAAGGCGTTCAATTGTTATCAAAACAAGGCGATACTGTGCGTTACATGATAACGTGTAGAAGGCATTGGGTTGAATTAATACCAAATCAAGGATTAAAAACAGCATAAATATTTAATGCTGAAAAAAATCTTATTAAGCCCGTGGACTGCTCTATTAACCCTAGCGTTAGTAGTGGGCATACGTATAGCAGATCCATCATTCGTTGAAAGCGTAAGACTACGCTACTTTGACACACTAATCACTGCCAAAGCTCCTACAGAGAATAATATCTATACGGTCAACATAGACGAAGCCGCACTAGACAAATACGGACAGTGGCCGCTACCAAGGGCAGAATATGCTAAAATTATTAAAGACTTGTATGATCGTGGTGCTGGCCTTGTCGTTCTCAATGTGCTTATGGCTGATCCTGATCGTACTGGTGGCGACGCAGTTCTCGGATCTGCTCTTAAAAACTATCCCGTAGTACTAGGAAGTGTACCTAGCAACAAAACAAAGAATACACCACGTGTACCAGGCAGTGCCGTAGTTAATTCAGACTACCTAAATCAAATTGTTACCTATCCTGGACTTATTGCCAACGTACCACAATTAGAAAATAATGCCGCAGGTGTAGGTATTGTAAACACACTGCCAGAAATAGACGGCGTTAATAGACGTATACCATTAATTGTTACAGTAGATGGAAAACTATATCCTGGATTGGCCCTAGAAACATTACGAGTAGCAACTGCTAACTCAACGTTCCAAGTTAAATTGTTTGAAGGTGGCGTTGAAAAAATGCGCCTTGCTGGTGACATTGGCATTATTCCGACAGACGCATTGGGTCGTGTTTGGATTGATTGGAGTCAAAAATCTAAATCAGCAAGTCTAACCAAACTACCAAAAGACTTTGGTGGTGCTATTGTTGTAGTAGGTCCAACAGCCGCCGGCATTAGTAATCCAGTGCCAACAAGTCTTGGCGCAATATTCCCGCATGAAGTGCAAGCCGCAGTAATGGCAACTATGGTTAGTGGAACAAACATACAACGTCCCGACTATGCTGATGGTTTAGAAATCATCGCTGTTGCTTTAGCAGGATTGTTATTATTATTTTTAACGAGGTGGACTTATGTTGGTCTTGGTGCAACGATTGTGTTGGCTGTTGGCGGCGTTGTTGCTAGTCGCTACGCTTTCGCTGACTTTTTATTCTTATTCGACGCTACTGCGTTTACCGCTGGAACAATACTGGTCGCTTTGCATGCCTACGGTGTCAAGTTCGTTTCCGAGTTCCTCCAAAAACAAGCCATAAAGAAACAGTTTGCTGGCTATTGCAGTCCTGAAGTTGTTAGACTGTTACAGGAAAATCCAGACTTAATCAAGAAGGGTATTAAAAAGGACGTATCAGTTATGTTCAGTGACCTGCGTGGATTTACACCTATTGGCGAATACTTCGACAAACCAGGCAACGGTGGTCCTCAAGGACTAGCAAACTACATGAACGGATACATGGATGCTATCACTATTCCTATTATTGATGCTAACGGTATGGTTCTCAAGTATGTAGGTGATGCTAGTATGCACATACACGGTGCTCCATTAGATGATGATCGTCACGCACATACTATCGTTGCTGTTGGATTAGAAATGTTAGACCGTGTAGATGAGTATACTAAGATGATGGAAGCAAAAGGATTACCTCCTGCCGCAATGGGCTGGGGCTGTAACACTGGCGATGGCTATATTGGTGAGATGGGATCAACAGCAAGACACGGCTACGATATTCTAGGCGATATGGTTAGTACTGCGGCACGACTAGAAGCACGTTGTAAGGCATATGGTGTGTTATGTATTATTGGTGCTGAAACATACAACAGAACTAAAGACGACTTCTTCTACTTGTTATTGGATAACTTACAACCAAAAGGTAAAACTGTAGCAGACTTAATCTATACAGCATTACGTACACGTGGTGTTGATTACACTAGAGACAAAATAGCACACGATGTAATGCACGATTTATACAAACAGAAAAAGTTTGACGAAGCGGCTGCTATGTGCAAAAAACTAATTGGCAACTTTGGTGGACAAATGGACAAGTACTACAAAATTTGGATCGAGCGTTGTGACTTTATGAAACTGCAAGACTTAGGTGATAATTGGAACGGCGAGTTCGTTGCACACGAGAAATAACTTGACAAAGTTATTAGCAGAGCATACACTAGACAAATGCGTAGAATTATATCTATATTGGTATTTCTTACCTTTCTACATAATGGGCAAGCAATCGCCACCACTACCAAACCTGTGTCTATTACCGCAAAAAGCTGGTTAGTTGCAGACGGTAAAGGAAATATATTAGACGGCGAAAACACCAAACAACAACGTAGCATTGCCAGTATAACTAAACTTATTACTGCCATGGTTGTGTTGGATGCCAAACAAGACTTAGACGAATATATTAAACCTTACACACGTAGGGAAATGATACAGTTGGCACTAGTTAAATCGGACAACAAATCAAGTTTAGATTTATGTAAACATTATCCCGGCGGGTCGTCATCGTGCGTTAAAGCCATGAACGATAAAGTAAGATCATTAGGGTTAACCAAAACTCATTTTGTTGAATCTAGTGGTCTTAGTGTAATGAATGTTAGCACTGCCGAAGAGCTAATTACTATTGTTACGGAAGCTGCAAAGTATCCAGAAATAATAATTGCCTCACGTACTAGTGCAGTTAAAATTAAAATACGTAAAAAGTGGTTTGTTTTTCATAACACAAATCCTATAATAGGCAAGCGGCATGATTTTGTTGTTAGCAAGACTGGATTTATTAATGCATCGGGCGGTTGTATTGTTATTATGATGGATACTGAAATTGGTCGCAGAATTGTTGTAGTACTAGGTAGTAAGAATACACATACACGAATACCCGAAGCTGAGTTTATTGCCACCAAAGAATAATTTATGATAAAACTTGTCGAAGATTTTTTTAGTAATATAGAATGTAGTAATGCTATTGATGAAATAAATCAAGCTAGTTCGTTGTGGTATAAATGCGATGAAACAGACATGTATATATTAGGAAATAGTTTTTTAAGGAACCAAAATAACTACTTAAAAAACTATGACAATTTTAAAACAGTTAACTTGTTTAAAGAAAAACTATCAACTATGTTTACTAAAGTTGAATTTTGCACAAACTTAGGAAAGCCAGGATTTCAAATAATTAAAAAGAATGATACAAACAAACCTTGCGTATGGCACTACGATAGTATCTTAGTTTGTTTTCCATATCAGAATGAATTTTCTGATTACAATAATAATTTTAACGAATACTTTGACGAGTATTATATTTTCACATTGATGCTATCAGATAGCCAAGCTAGTTTTGATTACTTTCCAGAAACAACATCAAACTTTGGAAATACTGCAATTGAAGAAACGGAAACACCTATATGTAAACATCACGTTGACCTGATAGGAGATGATTGTAGCAACCCTAACTGCCAACTAACAAATTTTAAAACCGTTAACTACACTCGGGGATCGTTGTTAGTACAGAATGAAAGAATGTTACACAGGGTTGGTAGCAGAGATATCGATGGCACAGACTCCAATCGAATAGCGTTACAAGGTTATGGAGTTATTAAAGATGGTGTTATGTATCTTTGTTGGTAAACACTACAAAAGTACATAAACCGTTTTCGTCTGCTTCTTTAACTATATTATAATTGTAGTTGTTGACTTGTTTTGTAACTTCTTCAACAGTATAAGCAGCCATAAAAGAATTTTTTAAATCTTCTGAAAATGAATCTTGAAAGTCATCTAAACTGTTAGGTCTTTCTAAATCACAAACTAGCACATTGTTAGATAAACTGTTAATAAGTTTCCAAAACTTTTCAGTATCATTCACATGATGCAACACTCTATTAGCAATTACTAAATCAAAACGTCCAACAGCATTAAACAAATCGTCTTCTACAATAGTAATACGATGTTCTAGTTTTGCTTTGGCTATGTTTTGCCTTGCAATCTTAATCATCTCTTTACTTGCTTCGTAACACGTGAATGACAGTTGAGAATATAGTTTACATAACTCTATTACAAAATTACAACTACCTGAGCCTAAGTCTATTACATGTCCGTGGTAAACACCTGCAAATTTATTGTGTTGCTCAATAAATTCTGGAATCATCTCAGGATAGTCGATGAATTCTTGGTTGTAATACTCGCATTGATCTCGACCCTCCATCAATGCTGGCTCAGGCACGCGGTCAAACATTTCTAAGTTTTGCAAGCCCGACTAATTCAAATAGTTTAAACCACATCCAACCTATGTCAAACTCAAACCAACGACGGCTTAGTTTAGGGTTAGCAGGATCCAAGTGATGATTATTGTGTAGTTCTTCACCACCAATGAGTATTCCCCATGGGCCTACATTACGACTGTGATCATTTGTTTCACCGTTGCGATACCCCCACCAGTGTCCAATACCATTGATAAAGCCAGCGGCCCAGAATGGGATCCATATCATCTGTACACCCCATACTAGAAAACCCCACAGCCCAAATAACAACAAGTCTATGACTAACATTAAAAGAATGCCATGGCGGTGATATCTAGTATAGAAAACTTCAATACGATCTTTAGGAGTACCTGCTCCGTATTTGATAACCATGTTAGGATCTTTGGTTGCTTCGTGATATAAACTCCAACCACCAAGTAATAATCGTTTGATGCCAAATACGTGTGGGCTATGTGGATCGCCTTCTACATCTGTATTTTGATGATGTTTACGATGTACTGCTACCCATGCTTTAGTAGTCATTCCAGTTGTCATCCACAACCAAAAACGCATAAAATGACTGAGTATAGGATGAAACTCAATGCCTCTATGTGCTTGGTTTCTGTGTAGGTATAGTGTTACACACACTATTGTGATGTGCGTCATCACTAACGTTGCGATTATAATATTCATGCAATATTTAGCTGGTTTACAAAGTCTAAAAGTAAATTATGTTTACTATTATATTTGCCCTGCAACCATGTATAACCATCGTACCAAAATTGTTCAGCTTCAGGATGGCATCCTATAAGCCCTATATTGTTTTGTATAATAGCCATTGGGTCACCATTGGCATAAGTTGCTATAGTGTTAAATTTATTAGTATCTCCAACTAGAGCACAACCGTCATAAAAAAACATCCTGTTAGGATGTCCTTGCCATACTATGTTTATATCTTTAGCATGTGGTCTACGAGTATCTGTGTTAGGCTGTGTAATATATTGAACAGCATCTACTTTATCTAATATATCAAAATAGTGGCTTCCTGCCCAGTACGCACCCATACAAATGCCTAAATATTTGCCACCGCGGGCAACAAAATCAAGTACGTGTTGTTTATTGGCTTTGAGTAATCTATGCCAGGATTCGCTATCTCCATCGCCGCCTGGAAAAGCCACTATGTCTACGTCATCGAAAAAAACGTCCTCGACTTCGTTCGATCCAAAGATCTTAAAGTTATAATGTTGGCCTAGTGCCTTTATCATACCATTAACACATTGCGCTGAACAAAATGGATCTGCTACAAATAATGCTACTGTAGGTTTCATGAAAATATTTAGTCGTAAAAAATGCTACACTTTAGGAACTTGCGGTAGCGAATCGTTTGTCCCAGGGCAGTAGCCTCCCCACACTGTTCGGTAACAAGTACCGGTCCTAAGGTGTGTTCTTTTAGCCTTCTCCTGCTGATGCTGTTTTAACATCGTCTGGGTCAACTTTTTTCTTGGCATCTGGCCATTGTCTGATAGGAGGTTCTTCATGCTTATCGTCCATGCGTACAGCTGCATCAAATTGTTTTGCAGCTTCGCGTTCAACTTTAACGCCTTCCATAACACGATCACTTTCAATCATTTTACCACGCAAATGTAGAACTGTGTTTACTTTTTGATTTAAGCGAATTAAATCGTTGTCTAACATACGTATGCGATCTATTAGTGCAATAAGAACTGTGTTTGCATCACTGATAACAGGTTTAACTTCTTTTGTTGCCCATTCCCAAACATACTTGATAATAAAGCCCATTCCAACTGCCATGACAATTGGAAATCCATACTTGTTTACTAACTCTACAACATCCATTATAGCATCACTCCTAGAACAAGTCCTATTACTAATCCGAACAATCCAGCTTTCCACATGTCACTGTCGTACCAAATAGCATGAGGCTGATCCATCCAATCTTTGATATGCTGCGGCTGTGAGTCGTACCATGCTTCCCATTTATTTTTCTTGAACATTTACAGCCTCTCCTCTAACAAATTGCTCCACTGGATCTAATTTAACTAACATAGCACGGCCATTAATATTAGTAACTTTAAAACAGTCACCATGTCGCCAACCTAGTTTATCTATATCTAACTCTTCGTCAAACAATATTCGATTAGGTTCCAAATCCCAACTGTAGTCAATATATCTCATTAATCTCTCCTTGCATCGTTTTTACCGTCTGCGCGAGCAATACGATCCGTATCAGGTTTTAAACCCAATGCATTTGATACAATAGTATCAATACGTATAACGTCGTGATTCATAGTTTTTACACGATTATCAAGAGCTGTAATGATTCCAGCCATGCCTTTTACAGAGCCTAACACACCCTGTAATAGTAGTTTGATAGTTAGATATACAAAGTAGCCACCGGCTAATGCGGCTGCTACTGGAAGACCTAAGTCTCCAATAATTTTGAAGATTTCACCCATTGATTCGCTCCCGGATTTAACATTAATATTTATACTAAAATTAGCCAAAATTGTTGCTCTACTAAATACAAGACACTATAATAGTGTTTTATTAGGAAATTAAGTAAATGGCATCAGGTAAAGTAAAATGGTTTAATGAAACCAAAGGTTTTGGGTTTATTACTCCAGACAACGGTGGTGAGGATTTATTTGCTCATTACAGCGCAATTCAAACTTCAGGTTTCAAAGTTCTACAAGAAAATCAAGAGGTAACTTTTGATGTAGTTCAAGGGCAAAAAGGCAAACAGGCGGCAAATATTCAACCACAGTAATTGGGGTATAATATGGCATATAGAGCTAAAAAGAACAGTCCAAAATCAGCGGTACGTAGAGTATTACGTAGACGCAAGGGCTAAAAGAATTGTTGTAATCCCTTCAAAGTGAAGGCATTCTGGACGCGGGTTCGACTCCCGCCAGGTCCACCATAAGGAGAGTTATGTTAGGTTATGTTTTATTTTTAGCATTTTGGGTAGTATTTGGTGTAGGGTATCTTACACGAGATAAAAGCCTCGATGCTGAAAAACTACGAAACTATCACTAATGTCAGATCATCGGTTAGTATGTTCTTTGATTAAAAACCGAGAACAAGTTATTTACGATTACACTAAAAATAAGTGCAGTCTCATTTTTACTGTGTCAACAGTTGAAAACAAAGTAAGGTCTCGAAAGATATCTACAGCAGTTTTCAAATACGACAGAGATAACAAATGGTACCCGCATCATATAGAAGTGTATTCAGGATACAGGCGCAAAGGCGTTGCTACTGTGATGTACGACATTGTTCAAAGTGAAATTGACGGTGTGTTAGTTCCGAGTGATGAACAAAGTGATGAAGCTCGAGAGTTTTGGTGTAATAGACTCTCAACACTTAGTAAGTAACATTTAACGATTTTTATGATGGGCCTGCCATGGTTTCGACAGGGTGAGATAATAGAGACGGCAACACGGTAGGCGATGACCGTTAATCAAGCAAAACTCGTAAATGCAAACGCAAATACATTCAAGTTTTTCGAAGTTCCAGCTTCTGTAGCTAACGCTGCAAACGCTGAGCGTTTCGAAATCGCTGCCTAAGAAACAGCACTTGCGAGGTAGTTATACCTTGTCACCAAAAATAGCAGAAAGGCCCTTCGGGGCCTTTCTTTTTATCTTGGATATAATAACACGTCATCCTCGGTGCCAATAACTGGCGGAATTCGACCTTGTACTAAATCAACAATCATACCGTTGTTAGACTTTTGAGCTTCTAGTGAGTTATTGCTGTTGGTAATAGAAATCTCAGCATTTTTCTGGATGCTGTAGAACTGTGTCAAGCTAGGCACTAATAACGAAGCCCATGGTAATAGTTTATCAGCAGTGGATCTAGGCTGTAACATTTGAACATCACGAGATACAACATTGCCGCCGGCCATTGCTATGCCCATTGCCGCCACTGCGCTTGCGCCAGCATCGCCTTTGAGAGCGATCGTTTCTAGTGCTTTGTATTTTGCGGTTTCTGCTTCTGCTCGTGCAATAGCAATGTTTTCTTGAGCTTGAGCATAGCGTTGATAATCGCTAGTACTGGCAGCACAGCCAGTTAGTAATAAGACGCCGATGGCGCTTGCGAGAATAGATTTTCTCATAGTAGTTTCCTTATAAATGATTTTATTTGGAAACTACTTAGATCAACTTACTCCCAATATAATATTGGCATATAAGGCTTAACAGCGAAAGAATTGCTTTAAGAAGTCTCAAATATATTTATATTGAATAGACTTAACTTAAAAATTAACCAAATGGATTACTTCAAAATCTATTTGTTTTTTGGAGTCAAAATATTTGACCACCTTAGTAGAAGTACTATATACTAGCACAATGTAGCTTGATGGCCAAGCTATTGTAAACAATTTAAAGGAAACTATAATGAAAAAGCTATTTTTAGCATTAATGATGTTGGGCGGCATTTCTGTCGCACAAGCACAGATGACAGGCAATTTGGGCTTGACCTCGGACTACAGATTCCGTGGTGTAAGTCAAACCCAAAATGCTCCAGCAGTACAAGGTGGCATCGACTACTCTCATTCAAGCGGTTTATACGTTGGTAACTGGAACAGTTCAGTTTCAAGCCAAATGTACTCAAATGGTTCGGGTGTTGAATCAGATTTGTATGCAGGTTTCAAGAAAGACATTTATAAAGGTCTTACGCTTGATGTAGGCTCGTACAATTACTTTTATCCACGTGCTACTAACAACACATCAACAAACTTTGACACAAACGAATTGTTTGCTGGCCTAGGTTATGGTCCAGTAACAGTTAAGTACAGCCAATCACTAAGCAACTACTTTGGCACTGCTAATAGTAAAAATAGTCAGTACTTCCAAGCTGACTTTGCTCAACCATTGATTTACATTAGTAAGAATTTGAGTTTGCTAGCACACGTTGGTCGTACAGAAGTTAATAACAACTCAAATTTAAACTATACCGACTACAACGTTGGTTTAGGTTACAATTTAAAAGGTTGGGATTTGGCTGCTAAGTATTACACTAACAGTGGCACTACTTCTGTATTCCAAACAGCTAACACCATTAATGGTCAAAGATTGTATAAGGATACGGTAGTTGTTTCAGCAACAAAAACATTTAACTAATTTAGTTAAATTATTCAAAGGGCCTTGACGGGCCCTTTCTTTTTCTGTATAATCAGATTTTTAAGGAACTTTTATGAGTATGGATCAAGCGGCAGTTTGGTTGGGTGGCAGTATTTTAACAGCCCTTGGATTTGTTGTTCTTATTATTGCTATTGTAGTAGTTAATAATATTATTCACAAATTTTGGAAACCTGTACGTATTTTTACGTCAGACAGTTGGAATTTAAATCCTCCAATCCGATATGCTACTCCTGAAGAATTAGAAAAAATTGAACCTGCAATAGAAAAGAAAAAATAATTATTAATTTTTTCAATAAGCATAATAGAAATAATTATTGAAAAAATCTATTAAATAGGTTGATTTTCAAGTTAAATACTATTACAATAACATATCAGTACAAACACTGAGTTATTAGTTTTCGAACACACACAAGGAGATATTATGAAAACAGTTGGACATAAATTAGAAAAATTCGCAGTAACAGGCGTTAAGCCAGGACAGCCAGAAGATGCGTTCTTTGAAATCACAGACGAGTCATTCGCTGGCAAGTGGAAAGTAATTGTTTACTATCCAAAGGACTTTACATTCGTTTGCCCTACAGAAATTGTAGCATACGATAAATTAGCAGGTGACTTTGCAGACCGTGACGCAGTATTGCTAACAGGTTCAACAGATAATGAGTTCTGTAAAGTTAGCTGGCAAAATGCTCACGCCGATTTGAAGAAAATTACTCACACACAATTTGCTGACACACAGCGTGGTGAGTTGAGTTTGATTGAACAGTTAGGAGTATTTTATGCTCCAGCAGGTGCGGCATTACGTGCTACATTTATTGTTGATCCAGAAAATGTTATCCAACACGTTACAGTTAATAACTTGAACGTGGGTCGTAGCCCAGAAGAAACACTTCGTGTATTGGATGCGTTACAAACTGGCGAACTATGTGCATGTAACCGTACAGTTGGCGGAGAGACTCTATAATGGCATTCATCGACGCTATCAAAGAAGCGTTGCCAGACTACGCTAAGGACACCAAGTTAAATCTTGATGCTGTTCTTTTGCGTAGTACTTTAGATGCAGATGTGGCTATGGGGTGTGCTGTGGCCGCACTCGCCGCAACTGGCAACGGAAAGGTACTGGCTGTATTACTAGCTGATGCTCCTGTTCACGCAGACTCAGCAATGACAGCTGCAAGTATTATGGCGCAGAACAATGTATGGTACCCATATGTTGAAATGGCTGATGATCCTGCACTAAAAGGATTGCCAGCCCAGTTACGCATGAATGCAATCGCAAGTCATGGTGGAACTACCAAGGCAAACTTTGAAGCATTCAGTCTTGCCGCAAGCATTGTTGGTAAGTGTCACTTCTGTGTTAAGGCACATTACGAAACATTGAAGACAGAAGGCTACACTGTAGAGAACTTACGTGACATTGGACGTATTGCCAGCGTAATGAACTCAGTAGCCAAGGTATTGAATAGTTAAAAGCACGATACGTCTTTAATGATTTTCACTATGTACTTTAGGTGGTTTTCCTGTTAATATGTTTATAAGTACTAATGCAACACCAGTACTTAATTTTGTTAACAAAGGAGAACTACTATGTGGACTAAACCAGAAGCAACAGAAATGCGTTATGGATTCGAAATCACAATGTACGTGATGAATCGTTAAGAACTAAGGTGTGGCGAAAATATCATTTATTTTCGCCACATTTCAATATATGTCTTGACACAAAGACTAAATAAACGTATAATAGAAACAAGTTAGCAAACAATGTGTCAGACGCTGTTGTAAAAATACAACAAAAGAAGATTTCAAAAGTTGTTGACAAGGGTGTTGAAAGACACTATAATTAACACAAGACACTAGCATTCCGCTAGTAAATTTTAAGAAAGTAAAAAGAGAAACAAAATGCAATCTAACTTTAGACATCATCAGTTTAATACGATGCCCAAACAGGTAGGCGTTATAGCCTCTTATTGGTCAGCGATTAATTGCGGAAGTCTATCATCTTTAGATCGCACACCAGAGATTCAAAGGGTCCGGAGGACTGTCGTGTAACACACAAGTTAACACAACAAACTTCAAGGACCCTAGGATTAAAAACCCTGGGGTTTTTTGTTTTTCGCAAGGAGAACAATGATTGTAAGAGATCAAACTGAAAAGCAAAAAGAGTGGACAAGCCAATACACTTTGTCTGAACAGGATTTTAGGAAACTAATTCTTGAGAAAATGGAGAGAAATGGTTTAAAAGCTCGAATAGCAGAAGAGCGTAAAGTCAAAGAAGTTGACTAACGCAAAGTGTGAAGTATACCGGAAACGAGGTCCGGGCCCTGCACTTAAAACATGGGGCAAACGGGCGGACTAGTGGATGGCTTATCCTTTTGTGGATAAAAAAATACTAGTTATTAAAGCAAATTGGTACCTACTGACTCTGAATCAGAACAGGACGCATAGCGTAACAGTTTGTTTTAATAAGCACTTTCTAAAGAGAGTGTTAACAAATTGGAGGATGTTCCCTATTGCCGGCTGTAACCCGGTAGGCATAACAAGTAGGGTGGCGCCAAGTGGTTCGATTCCATCATCCTCCACCAAATTATGTGGGTGTGCCGCTGAACGGTTAGGCTCCGGATTGCAAATCCGTTTTATGCAGGTTCGATTCCTGTCACCCACTCCAAATATTCCCGGATAGTTAAATGGTATAACAATCGGCTGATAACCGGTCATTACAAGTTCGATTCTTGTTCTGGGAACCAAGTTTAGGATAGCAACAGCAAATAAAAACTTACTTTCAATTGGTGAAAAAAGATGCTATCCTGTTTTTTACATCGCGGTGGACTTCTGGGTTAGGTCATCAGGCTTTCAACTTGACTAGGCGGGTTCGATTCCCGTCCGCGATACCAATATGCCGGTGTAGTCCTCTGGGTAGGGCACTTGATTGTCTATCAAACTTAGGCGGGTTCGATTCCCGTCGCCGGCGCCAGTTTTAGGATACTAACAGCAAACAAACTTCGCCTTCTAAGCGAGAGGTTACAGGTTCGAATCCTGTTTTACGATCAAGCCTAAAAAGCAGTCGTGAATAGCACAATTGGTAGTGCGCTATAAAATGTATCCTGTTTTTTCTGTTCCCGGATTGTGTAATGGTAGCACAACAGACTTTGACTCTGTTAGCCTAGGTTCGATCCCTAGTCCGGGTGCCAAATTTATCGCCATCGTATAATGAATAATACACTACGCTACGAACGTGGGAATAGAGGTTTGATTCCTTTTGGCGGTACCAAAATTTATTGTCCGAGAGCAAGCATGGTGTAGGCGCTTCGCTGTTAACGAAGAATGAGCTAGGTTCGATCCCTAGTCGGACAGCCATTATAGAAATACACTTTCAATCTGAATTGACAGATACAAACAACCAAGGGGATCCGCTGGGTTCATTCCAGGTACATCCTGAATTGACAGGAACAAGGTTGTAAGGGGAGCCAAGTGTGTTTCTATAATGGGGGAAGTAGTGGGCTACGGTATGGGCTTGCACCCTGTATGACTACAAGAGTTCGATTCTCTGGTCCTCCACCAATTTTATCTCTATGAAGCGTTATCAGGTTGCGTACACGGTTTGGGGCCGTGTGGTCTAGGTTCGAATCCTAGCATGGAGACCAGTTTTAGGATAGCAACAGCAAACATTAAAAATCTTTTCTTGAAAAAAAGCCAAAAAATGCTATCCTGTTTTATTTGCCCTTTTCGTATAATGGTATTACACCTGTTTTGTAATCAGGCTACGGCAGTTCGATTCTGTCATGGGGCACCAAGTTAAGGATGTTAACAGCAAATTTTATACACTAGACTTTTAATCTAACCAGTAAAATACATCCTGTTTTATTTGCCGCTTTAGCAAATGTGGTCATTGCACCGGTTTGAAGCACCGAGGAACTAGGTTCGATCCCTAGGGGCGGCACCAATTTTATTTTTAGGAGAATGATATGAAACGTTCAGGTAAACGTTAGTGTCATCTTTGACCCCCGTATGGTCT